GACAACGGCGATCGGCTTTATGTCCGCGATAATGGCAACAGACAGCATTGAAACTTTGCCATCCGCTCTGCGTAACTTTTTTCTTGCCTGGAATCAGTTGAAGAATATCAAACACTCAGTAATTATAACAGAGTGTTGCGAAAAAACAAATACTATTGGTAACTTATCTTGCCAAAATATTTGATACAGCACCAGTATTACTTGTGAATACCATTCTTACGAAAGGATGAAAACCCTTTATAGTATATCCAACTGTTTCTGTTGTCTCTAAATAGGAATTGCCTGTGATAGGATACCAATCAGTAAGAGTGCTACTAAATGTTCCTTCGATCCCTACATCACCGTTGAATTCATATAGATGTGCTTGTATAGTAAGTATAGGATTATCGTTAGTATTGATTACTGAACTATAATAAGTATTAGCGTTTGGTAATACGTTGTCGATACTATTATTGCTATCAAGATTAGGGAAAGGTTGTCCTGTAGGAATCGTGACCATCTCGCTAGGTACGAAACTTGGAAGTACGCTATCTACGATGTTGATCTGACCTCGGGCGCCGGCTGCAGGATCTACAAAAACGGGATATCCAAATTCCCCGACAGGAATCTCAAGGCTATAATGACACATCTGAGCTGGTATATCTTCTAATTCAGCAGCATTAAGTTGAAGATAAGCTATACCAGTCAATGGTAATTCTAAAGTAAGGCCCTTACGTATCAATACTTCGGTACCATCATAGTTAATAATACGGCAAACGATGTTTTTGCCTGTAATATCGACTGGTTTCTGCTCTTGATTCAAGAACTGAAACTGTAGTTTATTGTCTACCCCTTTGTGTAGCATCATTGTTTTAGCATATACTGGCATAAAGGCCCTCGGACTGTTTCCTGATAATAGGATGACAATCTGACGCTGTGTAAAAATAAATGCTGCTGTTGAATATCCTACGTTTGTTACAGTCACAGATTATCACTCCTAACTGTATTTATGAGTATAAAAATAAAATATTTTTATGGAAACCCAATTATAAATAATAATCAATGACGATTGCTAAAGATTTCTTTAAAAAATTGAGTGACAACCATCCATTCATCACGATTTTGTCATTCGCTGGCCAGGATTATGTAGGTATAGTTCAGAACCGCGATGACCAATGCACCAGCATTTATGATTACGGATCTATCGTAGATTCTAAGTCTAAAGAGTTATTTCTAGAATTAGGTGAAGTTTGGTGGTGGGAAAGTAATCGTCAAATTCCTATAAACATATTTCTGAAGCAAGAATGGGTTCCTTTTAAGCCCTATTTAAAAACTTTTAATAATAAAAACCTCGAAATACTACATGGTCCTATCGTTTGTTTAAGTGAGCTTAACAAACGTAGAACGAAAAGAAAAAGTATCACACTAGTAAAGAGATTTCCTTAATTTCTTCTTACGCCTGTTTTTGGCCATTTCTAAACTTAATTTTCCAACTCTTGTGTCAAAACACACACCGTCTAGATGATCTCTCTCATGTTGAAAAACTCTACCTATAATACCCTCAAACTCAGATATAATTTCTTCCCCTAAAGCATTATAATATTTTACTTTTACTTTTTCATAACGTTTTACGTTAAGCCATAGATTAGGGAAACTTAGACATCCTTCTTGGTCCATATACTCGCCTGTACCTTCTAATATTTCAGGATTAATGCAGGCGAATAATTTTTGTTCGTTACCCATGACAAATATTCTTTTAAGTATACCGACTTGGGGACCGGCTAAACCAATACCGTTATTCTCCATCATTGCTTTTGCCATGTCTCTGATAAGCTCTGTAAGATCTCCGTCTGAATTGAAGTCCCAAGGTGTTGCTTGCTGTCTTAATACTTCATCGTTTTCTTTGACTAGTTTAATTTCCATTTTCCACCAATAGATTCATGTGTACTACAACTAGATGTGCGTATGCGATACTATGTGATTTTTTAAATACATATCCGCCTACATCTTTTTCCCAGACTGTTTGTGCAATTTCTTTCCAGCTTTTGCCTATCAAATGTTTTTTACCAGGACGAATGATCGCAAGAAACATCGCTAATCTTGGAATGCTGTTTATAGGTTCAGGCATAGTTTGCATTTGATTAAAGTGATTGCCTAAATGTATTAATTGCTCGACAAAATTTTTATCGTTTAGTTTATTCCAATCTGGTTCGCGCATCAAAGAAATTAGATGATCTTCGTCTCGTACCATATTGTATACATGAACGTTGAGTAAATCTAATTTGATATATCCCCTATCTTCGGCTTCTTCGTAGTCCAATGATGACATATCATTTATAGGATCGTAGGGAATATCAGTCACATAAATTCCTGTGTTATGCTTACGTGTATCCTGTTTACGTATGCTTGCTTTGATATTAGGTATGATAGATAAGATTTTATCTCTATCACCCAAGTCAATATCGATGTCGCTATTAAATTTCATTGCCATGCCAATAAAAATAGTATTTCTTTCTCTTCATCTTTGATTTCAATTAAACATTTCGCCGGCTGGCCTACTATCCTAAATATCCAACTTTCACGGTCTTTGCTACGCCATTCTATAAATTGACCTACGGTACTCATACTAAATCTACGGCCATCTTCATAATAATTTTCTTGTATATTGTTGCACAGCCATTCTAACATTTCTTTATGTTTACTATATGGTAACGTATGTCTCCGAGATGCTTTCACAATCTTTTTCACCTAGTAAGTCCGAGTTTTTTATAAGCCTGTTGCACAACAATAGCCTGACGTTCCGCGTCATCTACTGCTCTGTGGCTCGTAACATGTCCCCCGTCTTTTAATTTAACACCGGCGAGTTCGTAAAGAGTGCGCGTATCTCGTACAGTATAGAATGGCCATGGTATAGGATTAGGCCTATCAGTAAAAACTTGTCTGAACGCTGTCTCAGCCACAACAACGTCGAATGCCGCACCGTTGCTCCATACAGCCCTGCGATTCCATCCGAACTTGTAAAGTTGCTCTAGGCAATCAACAAAACTGATTCTATCACGATCACCCATGGCTTCTTCTTGAGCCTCAGTACTTTGTTCGCTCCACCAACGTATCGTATCATCGTTAATCACGCGATTATATTTTTCTGTTTGTTCTTCGATAGTAGGCCGCAACTCTAATCGTTCGACAACACCGCTACCATACGGATCAAATCGTACACAGCCAATAGTAAGGATAACACAATAAGGACTTGTGTCTAATGTCTCCATATCTATCATTATGTCATTTGCCATACTTAAGAATATACACTAAAAATTTCTTCTCGTCAACTACTTTGTAGTCGTCGCTCAACATACCTTCAATATTTTCAGTAGGTCTGAAACCATATTTGTTTTCTAACCATTTCATGTATTCTCTATGATCTCTACTACCCGTTTCGCTCCTAAATTCTAATTTAAGGTCTTTGAGATTTTGCCAATACTTCCAGCGTGCCTTCCGTTTTTCAATATCAGCGTCATCATCATCGTAGTCTTGAAAATCTTTAGGGACGTTTACCATTGCTACTCCAAACGTTATCTACTTCTTTAACTTCACTAAGAATACTTTTATGTAAGTAGTTTAATAACAACGCCGATCTGGGTTTGTCAGAATTGTTAGGCATGCTGCTGTGTAAAACTCTACAATTATAAACGAGTAATGTACCTTTAGGCATATCGTGCTGCTTAACATTTTCCATAAACCAGCGATCAAAGGTTCCTTTATAACATTTACTGATTTCAAAGTCTCGCTTTTGACTAAATGGTACAAGACCGGTAGCAGCATTATTTTTGTTCACATCTTCTAATGTGATTATACACTGAATACCTAATAGTCTTTTATCTAAATTCCATTTTTCAAACCTGTGCGGGGTATCAACGTGTGGACTTATCCACTGACTACCAGGATTGATAGTTACTGTATCGCTAGCATAGAATGTAATGCCCGAAAAGTTATTTTGTATGACTGGATCTACAAGTTTCTTGATTGCTTGAAAAGGTTTATAATCGTGTACTGTTTGACTCCACCACACGCTCGCATCTTCTAAATTTTTGATATTGTCGCGTTCAGCATAAACTTTTTTACTGCTGCTAGCACGTACAGGATATAAATCTTTTAAGATAGCTTTATAATCAGCAATTAGCAATGAAGGGACAAACCCAGGAAGGATAACATATCCTTCTCCTGATTCTAATTTTGCTTTTATTTCTTTACTCATTCTACTTTTAGACTAAACCAAATCGCGTCTGTTTCTTCTTTAAAACTAAAATCCATATAATCTTTACATATACTAGTCGTAAATTTGTCTCCGGGTAACCCGAAATATTCAATAGCTACAGCACAGATTTCATTCCAGTTTTGATTATAATCATTCCAGCCTATCCTCACCCGATATTTATTGTTATCAATAACCACCGGCACGTAGTAACTCCTTTATTTCCGGAATAAGATGTTTTGATTTTGTGAATTTAATAGCCCATTGTTCTGGATTGATGTAATCAAATATCATCTTTTCTTGCGTGATATCTAAATTACTTATAAATTCTTTGCCAGATTCACTATGATACAAGACCCATGGACTGATTTTTCCCTTTGTAATCATAAAACAGATTTTGTTTTTATTTCCATACCTTAAAACATCTTTGACAACGATTTTATCTTCATTTGCTAGTTCGATAAATGTTTCAATAGTTCTAGTAATACCATCAAACGGATCTTCTGTTTTGCACCAGTCAATAATAAACTTTGTATAATTACTATCTTTATTCCAAGTATCTATGCTTATTTGATTTTTCAATAACCAATCTACATATCTAGGTACATTTATAACTTGTGCATCTACACAGTAATTACCGAACTTGATAAATGCTGTATAATACGCCGACTTGATAAATTCGTTATAATCTTTTTGTTTTTTGTTAGTATGTTTGTTATAGAATTGAATCCAACTAGTGTATCCGATCCGGCTTCCATGCTGGTCGCGATCCTGCCACCTGCGCTTAGTCTCACAAAGATGTTTAGCAATACTAGTTTCTCTTACGAAACTCTTACCGCAAAATTCACATAGATGTTTAGTTTCCACATTCGGAATCATATTTAAGTATATCATCATCTGTCACTATTTGGCTTAATGTGTCAATATCTTCTAGTTTGAGATCAGGAAACTTTTTTGCTAGAGTATATTTCCTATGTTGTATCTCAACATAAATTTGAGAAATCTCAGTCAAATCTTTATCACTCGCGTTCTTATAAATCTTTTTGTAATATTCTTTTATGTCTTTAACTGTTGCCTTTTCTTTTAAAGATGCAACGTTATCTTTGATAGACGGTATATAGTTATGAAATTGTTTGCCCTTGCCGAGCCCGCTAGAACACAACATCAGCCATTGTAGTTTGGGATGATTTTGGATATGGTCGTCAAACATGTGCTTATTGCTGAACTCGTTAGTGCTTAACAAATGATATTGCTGTAGATCCGATCTACCTGTGACACTACTCATAAAGATAACAAGCATATAAGGATTGAACTTTTGTTTTTGTTCTTCTGACAATCTGTCATAGTAACTGTAATCCTTACGATCAATGGCGGCTAAGGCTTCGAACAAGTCAAAGTCTTGCTTTTCTAGTTTTTGATCTTCAGGTGTCTTTGCTTTCGCCATATACTTCTACTATAGCATTCTCGCCCCAGACATTCAATGCATATTTTTCCGCTTCTTCTTTACTTTCAAATAGTAAAGGGGCTAGATGAAACTTACTATCGCCCTGTGTCACCCATAACCAATCACCATATTCACCATGATGATCTAATGCGATTGGAACTTTGATACCGTATTTCACTTGTACAAACTCTCAAAAGTAATGATCTTACCGATCTCTTCGCCTAGATCCTTGTCATCAGTGATGATATGTACACTATTGTTATTACGATCTTTGTGCCTATCATATTGACGATGTTCAATGACCCAGCCACCACTTGCCTTTGTGACATTGAGTGTCATAGTTCTTTCAGTTTCTACCCGACTACTTTTTTGTATAGGGGTGACTTCTACCATACTATTTTCACGCGAACTATCCCATGCTTGTTTACACTTTTTAGCAAACCATTGATCGAACCATTTCATAATATACCTCAAAATACTTGATTATAATCTACAATCTCACAATTGCGGCTTATCTCTTTGACGAAATAAACACAGCGCGGCTTTTCACCATCATCAATCGGGACACATAAGAACTGCCCATTACGCAATCTTGGAGCATACCAAGTTACATCATGATAGATATCTACGATTTCGATTGGTACGAATGAGGGACTAAATGCGCTGAGTGGATTGAATTCAAACGCGCTGAACCCACGATCATTAAGACTACTAAGCGGTAATGTTTCAAGATCTCCATGTTCTTTTTCGCCAATTAATACTTGCCAATCTAACGGCATCTTGATATTGCGATTACCAACTTTTAATACAAGAGCAGGAGTGTTAAATGATTCTAGAAATATTAGCGGGATAAAATGATAGTCAACATTTTGCGGATTGCTATTATCCAATATAGCGAATCGTAGATCATCTATCTCTTCGGGTAGTGTTTCTAAATTATAATATTTGTTATCTAATGTTAGTATTCTCATGTTGTTATTTTACGACAAAAATAATTAATAGTCAAGTTTTTCAATGCTAAATGGATATTTTGCTTCCTTATAATATGCCTTACGCTGTGTCAAATGACGTTTAGCAAATTTACAATCGCTAGTGATATCCCAAATCATCACATGTTCTTTATCCTCAGCCTTACGAATTCCTCGCCCGATACTTTGAATAACTCTGACAAATGATTTGCCCGGTTCAATCAATACTAGATTAAAGATGCGCGGTATGTTGATACCTACTGCTGCAACACCATAAGTCGCTACGATGATTTTGTTAGCACTAGTTTTGACTTCATCGTATTCTTCTTTACGTTCAGTGAGTTTTGTCTCACCCGAAATGAACACACTATCAGGTAAACGTGATACCAATTCACGCCCTGCATTGACGCGATCAACAAGTATTAGTGTATTACCGGTATCTTTAATACTGTCAATTAATTGTGCAATTTTATCTAAACGTTTCTCATCTTCTAATAGATGTTTTAATTCACTTTGATAATTAGTGAATTCAACACCGTCTTTCATCTGTACGATATTGACATGACATTGCGCAAGTACGCCCTTCTCTTGTAATTCAGCTGCACTTAACTTTCCTATCACAGGTCCCAGACTTACAAGCAGTGCTACCTGCTCATATACAGCCTTAGGTATAGTACCGGTCAATCCCCAACGAATGGGAATCTGGCTGAATGGACCAGTCAACAATTGCTTTAGTGCATCAGCCTTAGCCATATGCACCTCGTCAACCATGACACAAACAACATCTTCGATAAACTCTTTGATGTTGACTTCAGCTTCACCTGCTTTAGTATTCTTTAACAGATTGTTGAGGCTCTGCCAAGTACAGATAGTATGTGTCTTATTATACTCTTTGCGATCACCGAAATATACACCAACATCTAATCCAAGATTGATATAGTCCGCTTCAGTCTGCACGACAAGGCTCTTGTTGGGCACGATAACAATGCTACGGCCATAATACTCTACGCTTTTTGACAAAGCCGCAGTCATGATAGTCTTACCGGCGCCCGTCGCTACTTCCTGAATACATTGTGGGTTCTTCAAAAAGTTATTGACGATATCCACCTGATAGTCACGTAGCATGATAGGCTTGCCTTCTTCGACATGCCCTTTAGGCCATACCTTGTTAGAAAAACTATCATCTTTTATTTCATCAAAACTAAAAGTTGTTTTATATTCACGTAAGTCTACTAGTTCAATATCATAATCGTACTCTTCAAGTATCGGAACGACATCTGTGAGTAGATTGATATAGGTGCTACCCGCAAGGCTGCAATAACTGACCTTACCATTCCATCTACCAAGACGGACCGCAGGAAGGTATCTTGCACCAGGAACTTCATGCTCAAACTTTTTCATTAATGCCTTGCGGCAGTCTAACTCAAGACCTTCGATCTTACAGTTGACTTCATCCTTGATTATTATTTTGGCTTCGCGCATTAGTTAATTCTATCAAACATTGCTTGCATAAGCAATCATTATATGACTCTGTGATGTCCAATCTAATGTAGGGTAATGTAAAACACCAACAATCGTTTGATCCTGTACACTCCATTTCACAATCACATCTACTACAATTCTTCATCGTTATCTTATATCAATAGCCCTAGAATTGGTTAGAGATATTACCTTTACTATATTTTTGTCATTAGTTTTATGAAACGGTACCATTGAAGAAAATGTTTTAATCAATACATAGGGGCGTTCTGTATTCATTTCATTAGCAGGCAAATGACTTATTCCGCTATCAGATAATTTCATCTTTACTTCGTTGCTAATATTTTTATTATATATGATATCTCTGGATGTAATAACAGTATCTATTTTTAATGCCTTTAACCATTCACATAATAAATCAGTCTGATCCAGATCAATTGTGCTACTAAACTGACTTGCGAATTTCAATAAAGGATCTTGTGTGATTGCTTCATCGATAGCAATACCATATTGACATAGCTGAAATAAAGTTTCCGGGTTATCATTCAAATCAATATGAGATATAGCCTCTAGTACATAAGGATTGCTACCTACGATATAAT